AGTAGCGCAAAAGGTCATCCTCTTTGCAACACTGCCGCAGGTTGTAGTCAATCCGCCCCCATCCAGCCTTCAGATTGGGGGTGTCTTTATCGAGAATGTTACAGAGTTCGATCTTTCCGTTTTTCATTTCGTCTTTCATTGTGCTTATAGCTTAACCCCGAAACCCCATTCTGTCAACCCCCCACTTTGACAAACTTAACTTGTGAGAAGCGCAACCTCTTCAGCATGACCCACGTTTCAAGGGTCACGATGCAGCCTCTCTTGAGTTCCTTGCCGTCTTTATCCATCAGCACGTATTCAGTTTCGTCGTGCTGTGGGTTGAGGATCTTGTCGTTCTTCATTGTGCTTATAGCTTATATCAAAAACCCCATTCTGTCAACCCCCGCCAAGCGTTTTTCTCACTTTTTTTATGGGTTCGCAATAAATTCCGCGCCAACCCCGGCACCCCCCCTATTTTCGAAAAAATATTTTTGCTAAATACATCATGCGCGGCGGGGGGTGGTTTTTTTAGATCTACCCATAACATTTTTATCAAATAATAATATTAATAATATCAACAAATATAAACAACAATAAAACACACAACAACAACAACAACCAAACAAAACAAAATATAAAAAAAAATATAAACAAAAATATATTAATTTATTTTGCAAGCCGCATTCGGCCCAGTGTAGGCCGACATCCGGCCCAGCGTAAGCCGACATCCGGCCCAGCGTAAGCCGACATCCGGCCCAGCGCAAGCCGACATCCGGCCCAGCGCAAGCCGACATCCGGCCCAGCGCAGCCCCCCCCCTATTAATCAAAAAAAAATAAAAAAATACCGCGCCCCCCTAGGGGCAAAGCCAAAAAAACGCCCCGGGGGTATATTTTTTTAAATGGTGTGCAACGTTATGTAGCGGCAGAAATTGGCGCATTTGTAGCCAGAAAAAGCATGTGGGAAAAATGCAGAATCCTTATAACTTGTATTGATTCGGCGGTATAATACGCGCAATGACTCAACTTGATTTGAATTTTAATGTTGTAAAAAAATGCACAAAATGCAAACAAGACAAAACCGCCGAAGATTTTTGCAAAAATCGGGCATTGTGTAAAGAGTGCCGAAAAGAGTACAACAAGGCTTACCGCAAGCAAAACGCCGAGAAGATAAAAGAGCGGAGAAAGGCTTACTGCGAGCAAAACGCCGAGAAGATAAAAGAGCGGAAAAAGGCTTACTACGAGCAAAACGCTGAGAAAATCAACGAGCGGAAAAAGGCTTACCACAAGCAAAACCGCGAGAAAATCAAAGAACAGAGAAAGGCTTACTACCAGCAAAACCGCGAGAAGGTCAAAGCTTACCAAAAGCAAAACGCCGAGAAGATCAAAGCTTACCGCAAGCAAAACCGCGACAAGATGAGAATTTATGAGAGAAATAAACACAAAACAGATATCAATTTTAAATTAAGGGGTAATTTAAGAAATAGAATGCGCCGCGTCCTCAATGGAAAATCGAAATCTAAAAAGACAATGGATTTAATTGGATGTTCGGCTAACTTTTTAAAAAAACATCTTGAAAATCAATTTCAACCGGGAATGAGTTGGAATAATTATGGAAATCCAAATGGGGATCATAGTGAGTGTTGGCACGTTGATCATATTGTTCCTTGCGCGTCTTTTGATCTCAGCGACCCGAAACAACAACAAAAATGTTTTCATTATACAAATCTTCAACCTCTTTGGGCAAAAGATAATATGAGTAAGGCCGCAAAAATAAATTAACAAATTGGAAAACACAAAGCTTTCCCGCTTTTCTTCGGAGGAGCGGGTTTCTTTTTTTGGGTATTACCATTATATAAGTGTAATATATAGTGCAATATGCCAAGAAACAAAATGTCTGGAAAAGGGACAAAAAATGTGCGCCTGTCAAGGGCTCAGGAAAAAAGAAACACCGAAAAGCTTGTGGGCGAAGATCTTTTGCCGGAAATGTTTTTTCAAAAACCTCCACTTAAAAATCAAATCAAAATCAAAGAGTTAAAGTGGACTGAAAAGCAGCGCGATTTTTTCAAACTTGCACTTGACGATCAAACGCGAGTTATGTTTTTGAGTGGTCCTGCCGGAACTTCCAAAACCATTATGGCCGTTTATGCTGGACTTCGACTGCTCAATCAACAAAAAGTGTCGGATATTATGTATTTGAGATCCGCCGTTGAATCAAGCGAGTCGCGACTTGGATTTTTACCCGGATCGGCAGAAGAAAAACTTGCTTTTTATAATTTACCATTTTTAGATAAACTAGACGAACTCGTTTGCAATGCAAGCGCAGAAAAGCTTGAAAAAGAAGGGCGAATTTCAATGTTTCCTGTTAACTTTGCCAGAGGAATGAACTGGAATGGAAAATTTATCATTCTCGACGAAGCCCAAAACAGTTCTTTTAAAGAAATCGTCACAGTTTTGACCCGACTTAGTCACGGCACAAAATGTTTTGTTCTTGGCGATCCAATGCAAACCGACTTGAGAAATGCCTACGGATCATTCAACGAAGTTTTGAGTGCTTTTTCTGGCGAAGAAAGCCGAGAAAAAGGAATTCATACATTCAAGCTCGACGAAGACGACATTTTAAGAAGTGAAATAGTAAAATTCATAGTTAAAACAATAAACAAACATCAACAATCAAAAATTAATGTGCCAAATTAATATACTAATTTAAAATTTATTATTTAATAATTAAAATTGAAATTCGACACACAATTTTATAAAAAAAGATTCAGCCAAAATTTAAAAGCAAGCGGGGCCTTGATTTTTTGTATTTTTGTTTTACAAACCTTTTTCTGGAGATTCTACCAAGTAGAAGGCGACAGTATGAGTCCCAGCTACGAAAACAAAGAAAATGTTTTTGCTTCTAAATTGTATTATCGAATTTTTGATCCGCAACAATTTGACATAGTTATAATCAAAGTCGGCAACGAATCTATTATAAAAAGAGTAATTGCTGGGCCAGAAAGCGAGCTTGGATCATCAAATGGAGTTTTAACCATAAACGGCACCAATTATAAAGACATTTTTGGTGAAATTTATTTTTACAAAGGCCCACCCAAAAAATTAGAAAAAAATCAATATTATTTGACCGGAGACAATCGCAAACAAACAGAAGACTATATTGTCGAGCGAAAACAAATCGCGGCAAAAGTTGTTTTTTAAAAATTAATTTTTATTCAAAAAAGCAAACTTGCTTCAAATCGGTGGCCAATTGTTTTCTTGTGGAAAAATCACTCAAAGAAGCAATCGAAACAATTTTCAACTCGCCGGACGCAACAAAAACAAAGTGCTTTAAATTTTTGTGTCTTTTTAAAATGGTGCTTTGAAGGTGTTCAACAAATCTTTCAACAAAATATCCGTCTTTTGCCGCGCCAAGATAAAAAATGATACAGTCGCCATCGTCGCGATTGATTTCGTCTTGCTTTTCTGCGAAAAAATCAAGAACAGGAAAAGACAAATCATAATTGACTGCTTTATAATAAAAAAAGTACTCGCCTTCAGAGTAAAAGCAGTTTCCTTGAAAATGATTTATTCTTTGATCAAATTTTATCAATGCTTCCTGCTCGTTGTCTTTTCTTACGCAAAGAAAGTGTTTGGGATTGTTTTCAGCTAAAAAGTCCTGCAAAAAAGCAAATTCTTTTGTTTTTGTTTCAATATCGTTTTTAAGAAAGTTTTTAAATTTCATTTTTTTTATATTTTTATCGTTTGGGGAATAAATGAGCTTTTATTATTGGATATTTATCATTTAGTAAATATCCCGAGCTAAATGCCGCGCTCGTTTTCTTTTACCATGTCAAATGCAAGATTGTTTATTTTATAAGCTGCCGAGCTAACTTTTTCGTCAGGATGCTCGCAAAGCTCAAAGCTTATTTGCAAAATTTGACGAAGAACTTCCTCGTTACACTTATTTTTTTTAATTTTTTTCATTATATTTATAATAATATGTTGTAATTACTATTTATGAATATTTTTTGTCCGAAATGTGGAAAGAAATCTGTTGGAGCAGGTAAATTCTGTTCTTATTGCGGAGCGAGCTTAAAATCAACTGGATTAAACATACAGCCAAAGCCAGCGGCAACACAGACACAAACGCAGGCGAAGTCTTCTTTTACACCTTTCTCAAAACCTTTAACCGATAGGCTTCAGCCGGAATACGACAAAGAAGACGGCATAAACGTTCATTACTTCGATTCTTCTATGATTCAAGGTTTGGAAGTTGAGTACGATGAATCTCCTTCTGTCAGACCTATTACATTCGGAGAAATGAAAAGCTCATTTGTCCCCTCACCAACCAGAGAAAAAAGCACTGAAACACTTTCTAAGGAAGAGTTTATGCAACAATGGAAAAAGGAAGCAGGGAACTCTAAATCCTTAGATGATTAAAAAGAAAAAAACAAGCTTCGAAAATAATATATCAATTATTGACGAAGAACTAAAGAAAAGAAGGCCGAAGTGGAGCTTGCATTCTATAACTTGGATGGATTACGAGGATGTTTGCCAAATTATAAGAATACACATTTATCAAAAATGGGACCAATACGATGAAACAAAACCACTTGAACCTTGGCTAAACAAAATCATATCGAATCAAATTAAAAACATAATACGCAACAATTATTCTAATTATACAAAACCATGCAGTAAATGCGCTGCTTGTATTGGGGAAGATGATTGTTCTTTATACGAAAACCAATCTTTTGAATGTCCACTTCTTAGTCATTGGTTAAAAAAGAGAAAATCCGCTTTTGATGTTAGAATGCCTTTGCCAATAGAAAATCATTCTTTTGAAATTCATTCGATTACAGACGATCAATCAAATCTTTCTGAAAAATTAGAAAACTTCCACGAAAAAGTCAAAGAAATTTTAAAGCCCAATGAATGGAAAGCTTATAAGCTTCTTTATGTGGATGGAAAAAGCGAAGAAGCCACGGCTAAAGAATTGGGATACAAAACTTCTGAAAAAAATAGAACACCCGGGTACAAGCAGATAAAAAATGTAACCAAAAAAATTATCTCAAAAATCAAAAAAGAGATTCAAAATGGTACCATAGAAATATGAACGACGACATACAATTAAACGACGATCAAAAAAAAGTTATTTTAGATAGTTGGAATCAAGGAGTAAGTGATCTAAAAGATCTTACAACCAGCGTTTTCGGGGGAGAATTCGACGGAAGAAGCAAGCAGGGTAGAGCGGTAAAAAGATATCTCGGCTCTTTGAATTTAAAGCCAAAGCCAGCCCAAGTATACAAGCAAAAAGACAGGCCGGATTTAACAGAGGATCAAAAGCAATTCATTCAAAACAACGTGGGTAAAATGACGGCTATAGAAGTAGCTAGAGTTTTATTTTCTAATGATAAATTAAGAAACGTAAGCCCAGAATCAAAGGCTGTAATAGAATACTATGAATCTCAGGGGCTTGATCCATACAGTGCAGATGGAGCTACATTAGAAGAAGCTGAGGAGGTTTCTGAATGGAGGGCACCAATTAGTTTCGATAGAACGTTAACAAGAGTAAATAAATTTGTTATTGATGGACCCCAAAAAGAAAATTTAAAACCCGAAGATAAAAGAAGAATACATGCCTTGATGACATATCTTCAAAACTATAGATTTGGGCACCAAGCAAATTCTTTTCGGGAAGAATCAGAAAGACTTTTGTTTGAATCTACTTTCGTTAGATATGCATTCGATAAGCCAGACTTAACGCAAGAAGAAGTTGATCAATATATGCTTTTGGCAACAGAATCTGTGATGGGTTCAAGAATTCAAAGAAGAGTCGAAAGGCTTCAAAGGCTTTTGGATGAGCAAGCGGATCAAACAGATGAAGGAGCAAGAGTTTCAATGGCTTTGGTTGAAGCTATTGGTAAAGCGCAGGGAGAATACAATGCTTGTGTAAAAAGACAGCAAGACCTTGTAAACAGCTTGAAACAAAAAAGAAGTGACCGATTAAACAAGCAAATTAAAGAAACGGCAAGCGTTATCAGCTTGGTTGACATGTGGAAAGAAGAAGAAAGCCGACTAAAGCTTCTTAAAATAGCTGAACTTCAAAAGAAAGCTGTTGAAGACGAAGTAGAAAGACTTTGGAATATGGAAGAAGTTAGAAGCAAAATTATCGGCTTGTCAAAAGAGGAGGCTCTAAATGGGTGAAAGATGCAAAATCTGCAACCAAATTTTTGAAAAAGAAAAGGAATTTAATTACCACCTTAGAAAACACGCTATTACAATAGCTGCATACTATCAAAAATATTATCCAAGACACGATTTGCACACAAACGAAATCATTTTATTTAAAAACAAAGAATTTTATTTTACTAGTGATTTCAATAATAAAAACAGCTTGAGATATTGGTTGGGCAAGCAAGAAAAGGAAGCTCAAAGAGATTATTGTTTAAAGCTGCTGCAAGTAAGAAAAGATAGGAAAAAAATAAAATACGCTCCGTGTCAGGCGGAACTCAGAACTCTTATGATACCGGCCATAAACTATCTTGACGAAGTTTTTGGGGGTTACTATCAAACTTGCGAACAAATGGGCTTGGAGGTCAAATACGAAACAAGGAGTGAGCCTATAAAGGAGTATGAGTTAGAAGAAGATCCGGTCGTGTTCATCGACACAAGAGAAAAAAGACCGCTTAGGTTCAAAAAGTTTAAAACAGAAGTCCGAGGTCTCAAGTATGGAGATTACGCACTTAGTTCGAAAAAAGACACATGCAATCTTCATATAGAAAGAAAATCTCTTTCTGATTTTTACGCGACTTTGAGTGGTGGATTTGAAAGATTTAAGCGTGAGTTAGATAGATCTGTAAATGAATATGCCAACATGGTTGTTGTTGTAGAAAGCAAAATAGACAAAGTAGCTTCTTTTAAATATACAAGAAGTGTTTTCAACAAAGTAAAGACTTCTCACGACTATATTTTTAGGAACATGCGCGAAATCATTCAAGAGTATCCAAATGTTCAATTTCTTTTTGTAGATGGAAGAAAAGAAGCTGTTCGGATTATAGAAAAGCTGTTTTCCTGTAAGTGCGAATACATAAAAACAGATCTACAGCTTGAATACGATTTAAAAAGACTATAATGTGGTACTCTCCAAATAAATACCAAAAAGATGTAATCGACATCAACGCTGAGTTGATGAATCTAAAAGGAACTTTAGATGACAAAGAAGCCAAAATCACTTTGGCAAAGTTTTTGAGATATAACTTGGCTTTTACGGTTAATTTGCTTACGGGAATTGAGCTTGCTCCGTTTCAAGAAATTACACTGAGAGGAATGTTAAATAGAAACTACTCCATGTGCGTATGGGGTCGTGGATGCGGTAAGACTTTCATTAGTTCTATTTTTTCGATAATACAAGCAATATTTCATCCTAATTCCAAAATACTTATAGCTGGACCGACATTTAGAACTGCGAAATTTATTTTCAACAAAATTGAAGAAATAGCGGAATCAAAAAACGCGGTTTTGCTTAGACAGGCTCTTGGTTCAAACAAGGTAAAAAGAAACGATATTCACGAATGGAGACTCCCAAATGGTTCTAGTATAGTAGCTATTCCATTGAATGGAGAAAAGATTCGTGGTTTTAGAGCAAACATTTTGATTATCGACGAGTATCTTTTGATGAGCAGAGAAATTATTGATACGGTACTTATTCCGTTCTTGACGGCTCCTCAAGATATTGGAGAAAGACAAAAAATCATACAAGCAGAAAATGATTTGATCGGTAGGGGTTTGATGACAGAAGAACAAAGAACAAAATTCGAAAACAAAACAAAAATTATTGCATTATCTTCTGCCAGCTATACATTCGAAAACTTGTATGTTACTTACTCAGATTGGTTGGGGAAAATATACGAAGAAGCAAACAAAGAAATTGATGCAAAATATTTTGTGAGCCAGATGTCTTGGGATTCAATTCCAAAACACATGATAAACAAAACTGTAATTGAAGAAGCCGAAGGAGGAGGAACTTCAAATGCGGTTTTTCAACGCGAATATTGTGCCCAGTTCACTGACGGCAGCGAAGGCTATTTTTCTGCGAAAAAAATGCACAAATGCACGATTCCTGATGGAGAATTGCCAACCATAGAAATCAAGGGAGATTCTGACGCAGAATACATTTTAGCGATTGACCCTTCGTTTTCGAATGCTCCAAATTCTGACGATTTTGCAATGTGCTTGCTTAAAGTTGATTCAGAAAAAAAACATGGGGTACTAGTACATGCATATGCCGAGCATGGAAAAGATCTTAAAGATCACATAAAATATTTTTATTATTTGTATACTCATTTTAATATCAGCTTGATTGTTATCGACAATGCTGGATATCAGTTTATTGATGCCTGTAATGAAAATAAGTTGTTTCAAGAAAAGGGTATAGACTTTAAGTTTATTGATTTTACAAGTTCAAAAGAAGGATCTGATTACGAAGCGGAAATAAGAAATTTAAAATCTGAATACAGTAAAGAGCTTCATAGAATAGTATACAAACAAGTATTTAGTAGCAACAATTTCATTCAAAAAGCAAATGACTATCTACAAGGCTCTATTGACTATCAGAGAATCTGGTTTGCTTCAAAAGGACAAGCTCACGGTTCTGCATTTGATAGATTGGTAAATACAAGGATTGATTTTGAAAATGCTAAATGCAGTGAATTAATACAAACCCAAGGCGACTTTGTTGAGCATATTGGATATTTAGTTGACTTGACAAAAAAAGAATGCGCTTTGATAGAAGTGAAAAGTAATTCTAGAGGCACTCAGAGCTTTGACCTGCCCCAACACCTTAATAGGGAAAACGGAGAAAATAGAGCGCGAAGGGATAGTTATACAGTTCTTTTCATGGCTAATTGGGCTTTAAAGTGTTATTTTGATTTTAAAGAAGTGCCACAGGAAGAGGATTTAAGTTTTAGGCCATTTTTTATTTAAAAATGTGTAATTAATAAATAAGGGTCTGGGATGCCAAATTATAATTTAATTCAATTAAGTCAGGTAAAGCAGTCGGATTTCAGCGGGTTTGTGTTGGATGTACTGGGAGCTTCTGGCTTAATAGCAAATGAAAATGGCATTTTCCCAACTGGATCTGGCATTTCTGATATTGGGTCTTCTTCTGTTCCTTTTAAAAGTATATATTCTCAATCTGGAATATACTTGGGTCAATATCAAGACAGGCTTTGGGTTAGTGGAGACGGGCAGCTTTATCTAAATGATACCGCAATAACTGGAGCTTCTGGTCAAGCCGGGGTTATTGGACCTAGTGGTGCTACTGGACTATCTGGAACAAGCGTAGTTGGAGTTTCGGGCTCTGGGCTTTCGAATGGCGGCTATCAGTATCTTTATCTTCTTCTTTCTGGACAGGGAGACTCTTCTTATACTCTTTCTTCTAGCTTGGCTATTCCAAGCGGTGCAAGTGGACTTTCTGGAGCACAAGGGGAAAGCGGCACGTCTGTAACGGGATATTCTTCAAGCGGCTCTGGAGATTTTACAGTTGTCAAATTCCTTTTCAGTGACGGAACAACGGGTTCTTCAGTAAACATTAGCGGGGTTACCGGATCAAAAGGAGAAAAGGGAGATATCGGTGGAACAGAATATGAATTCTCTGAGATAACTGGGCTTTATTCTGGTGAAATTGCTCCATACGCATCAATATCTTCAATCGCAGGTATCAACCCAAAGATCAATCTAATCGAAGGCTTTTCTTACGTAATAAGCCAAGGGGGGCTTGATTCTTATACTGCTTATAATCCAGACTTGTCTTCTAATGTTTCTACAAACTGGCTTGTTACAACTGGAGACGGTGAGCCAGTACAATATGAAACTTCTATTACTGGAGACTCAGAAACAGGATCATATTTAAGATTTTCTTTGTACACCACTGGAACTCCAACAGGGAGATTCATTCCAGACGAAGGATTTCCAAGTGGGATTGAAACAAATGGCTCTGGAGAATACCTTGATTTAGCTGATTATTTTAGAAACATAGCAGACACAAGCGGCTCTGGCGTTTCAGATCTAGCGAGAACAAAACTTAGTTTTACAGTAAACTTTGGAACTACTGGTTACTACAAATATGGGTTTACCAGATACCAATACGACGCAAGCGCAAGAACAACAAATGAATCAGATTATGTTCTTGGAGATTTGCAAATTTGGAGTCATATCCCAAGTGGAGAAAAGGGGGAAAAGGGAGATCAAGGCGATATAGGAGCTACTGGTCCAGAGGGACCGCAAGGACCGGCTGGAGACACTGGACCAGCGGGATCATCTGGTCCTCAAGGGCCGAGCGGAGCCACTGGTCCTGCTGGAGATATATCGAACGCATTTGTTGGATCTTGGTCTGCCGCAGAAACTTATAGCGCAGGTCAAATTGTTCTTTTAACGAGCGATAAATCGACTTATGTGGCTAGAGAATCAAGCGTTGGAGTAAATCCAAAAACGGCTTGGGATGCAAATAATGATACTTCTGCTTGGATCTTGCTGGCTTCTGGAGGAATAGATGGGGCAGTTGGTGCTACTGGACCAGCGGGAAGTATTTCAAATAAATTTTCTGGAGAATGGAGCAATGTAGAATCATACTCAATAAATAGCATTGTAAGTTATAGTGGATCTTCTTATTTTTCTATTACTGGAACTAATGTTGGATATAGACCAGATCTTTATCCTACAAGATGGACCCTGCTTTCATCTGGGGTCGTAGGTCCAAGTGGAGCAACTGGAATCACTGGGCCGGAAGGAGCTTTGTCGAACAATTTCAAAGGGACTTGGGACGAATTCACAAATTACTACGAATCCGATGTTGTGTTTTTGTCTGGCTCTTCTTTTCTAGCTCATATTGATGTATCGGCAACAGCAAACCCAATAGAAAACGTAGAAGCTGGAGATGGGCAGTCTGGATCTTATTGGTTGGTTTTAGCTTCGGGGGGAGAAAAGGGAGATCAAGGTGCGCCGGGATCTATTGTTTATAATGTTTCCGGGGGAGACTCTTTGAGAAAGCTTGAGGTAGGAGACAATACAATTTCATTTAACACTTACGATGCCCAAGAATACTTTATAACAGGAGCAAACTCTATAGATTCAAGAGTCAATCTATATTTCGATTTAACAACAATGGGAACAGGCTCTGTTTATTTGGTTAAAATTTTAAATTCTGGACTATCCGACTCTGCTGTTGGATCTGACGATATTTTTACTTGGAATTTAAGTGGTTCGGGGGCTTCTTCTCCGTTTCCAACGGTTTATTGGCCAAACGATTTAGATCCGATTTTTCCCACAGCAACAGGTCACTCAACTTTATTTACTTTGGTGAGATTTGCCGACAGAGGCTCAACACCAATCGTTTTAGGAACATTTTCAGACAATTATTTCATATAATAGGAATCCATGAATCAAGAAAACAAAACTCCACAAAAAAAGACGGCTTCAAAATCTAAAAGGGTAAAAAAGCCAGTCGTAGAAACTTTTGCAACTGCCCAGCCACTCATGGTTTACGAAACTTCAGCAGCGGTCAATCAAAGGAGAAACACCTCTTCAATTATAGAAAGAACCGATAGATACAAAAATATTGAAGACGGAATCATTCCATTCAAGGGGATAACAAAACTTGGCTCCCAATCTAATATTTCAGTAAGGGATACTGTAGAGCTTTGCCAAAAAGCTTATTATAACTTTGCTGTATTTAGAAACACAATTGATGTGATGACGGAGTTTTCAATCAGTGAAATTTACTTCAAAGAAGGAACTCAAAAAGCTAGAGAATTTTTCAAGGCTCTTTTTAGGAGAATCAACATTTGGGATTTGCAAGATAAATTTTTCAGAGAGTATTATCGGAGTGGAAACGTTTTTATTCAAAGATTCGAAACAAAAGTCAAGCAGGAAGAAGTTAAAAGAATCACTCAGGTTTTTGGCAAAGAAAGCCAAACGATAAAAGCTGCTGAATCTTATAATCTCCCAATCAGATATATTATACTAAATCCATCAGATATTTATCTCGCTGGATCAATCAATTTCGCATCTCCAAACTATTACAAAATTTTAAATAATTACGAAATTCAGAGGCTCAAAAATCCAACAACGGACGAAGAAAGAGAATTTTTTAAGAGTCTTCCGAAGGAATTGAGGGACTCGATAACAAATAAAGCGGCAACAAGCAGTGAGCTAGCCTACTTCTTAGATCCAAGCAATGTTGTTGCTGTTTTTTATAAAAAACAAGACTATGAACCGTTTGCTATCCCAATGGGATTTCCTGTTCTTGAGGATATAAATTTTAAACAAGAATTGAAAAAAATGGATATGGCTGCTGCCAGAACAATGCAGCAAATCGTTCTTCTTGTTACTACGGGAGCAAAGAAAAGCGAGGGCGGCGTAAATCCAGCAAATATAAAAGCTATCCAGCAGCTTTTTGAAAATGAATCTATTGGAAGAGTCTTGGTGGCAGATTACACAACAGATGTGAAGTTTGCGATTCCAGATATTTCGAGTTTTATGGACCCGAAAAAATATGAAATTTTTGATCGAGACATAAACGTCGGTTTGAATAACATTTTTACCGGTGGAGAAAAGTTTGCAAACCAAAGCTCAAAAATTGACGTATTCATTTCTAGATTAATGCAAGCAAGAGAAGCTTTTATAAACAATTTCTTGTTTCCAGAAATCAAAAGAATATCAAAGCAGCTTGGATTTAAAAATTACCCTGTTCCTGTTTTTGAGGACGTATCCTTAAAGGATAATTCTATTTTTGCTAAAATTTATACAAGATTGGGAGAATTAGGAATTTTGACTCCAGAGGAAGTACTCAATGCAATTGAAACAGGAACGCTTCCAGATCAAGAAAGCTCGTTGTCTTCTCAGGAAAAGTTCAAGCAGCTTAGAAATCAGGGATACTATTCTCCCATTATTGGAGGAGCAAAATCTCCCGGTTCAGCAGGAAGACCAGAAGGAACTGGTACGCCGAAACAGACAGACACTACGAGTCCAATTGGAGCAGGAGCTTCAACCAAAAGGTTTAGCTTGTCCAAATTAAAAGATAATTTAATTTTGGCGAATTCATTGGAATCGGAAGTCTCAAAATTTTTCAAAAAGGAAAAAAATAAGAAAAGGTTATCTGACGCTGATAAAAGAGCCATAGAGTCTCTTTCGCGGGTAATCATATCAAACGAAGACCCAGAGAATTGGATTTCGAATATAGCAAAATATTATGAAAATCCGACTCTTGAAAATGAAGACAGGCTCCAATTTATAGATTCAATTGCTTCAGAACATGGTCTAGATCTGTATACATCATCGCTACTTTCTGTAAGCGTTTATAAAGACTAATGAAATGGGAACTCCTTTCAACAAGCTACAGAATTTGGAATTTGATTATTCCGGCAGAGAATATGGAGTAGTTGCTAGAACAAATTTAATATTTGATCAAAATCAAAATTTGTCTTTTGCCCCGTTCAAAAAGTCTTTTCAAAGAAAAGGTTTGGGAGAAGACCCTTCGGTTGGGTTGACATCATTTTCTGGCTCTCAGAAAGCTGGAGTGCAAGAATCAGCTTCGAATGATTTTAATTTTTCTTCTGGCAATCAGATAGCAGCAGTAGGAGAAAATCAAAATTTTGAAATCTCTTTTTCTGGGTTTTTAGAGGCTCCACTTTCAGAAACTTCAAATATTAGTATTTTATTTGAAACGGCTTCTCAAGTTGGGGTGATTGTTGATGAAACGTTTTTTTCCTCGACAATATCGTCTGGCCAACTTTCGGGATTCGACGGGGAAATTGGAACAGTAGGTATTGAAACAAAATCTGGAAAATTTAGTCCAATAAAAAAAGACGAAGTGGCTTTGGATATCGAATTCTTCTCTGGAAACTACGCCGATGGAAATGTTCCGAGGGTGCCAAATACTGGAGAAAATAATGTAGAAGATATTGCCACTATTGACATCCTAATTATTAGTGGATCATATGGAGTCAGTTTATAAACTATATAAAACGAATATTTTTAACATTTTTTTGTGTAAATACATTATATTAAGGAACAGGTATGTATACAGCAGTAGCCAAAACGAACGCTCAACTAAAAGGGGAATATAAAGTAGATATTCTCAACGACAAAGGAGAATTAATCGAAGAAGGAGAGTGGTTTCCTAATTTTATAACCCAGACAGGTTTGTTTTATCCAAAGTTGTATAGTTTCGCGGACTGCTTCAGATTTTTGAGCGTTGGCGGTGGCGTTAGTCCAACTGCGAACTCAATGACAACAACTGGTCTTTCGGCAGGGGCTTCCACAGAAATTGCAGTCGTAGATTCGGCATCAAAGCTAAATAGCGCAAATCAATCTATTCGATACATGTCGAAAGACCAATATCATGTTCCTCTTGCAGATGATGGTATTGCTGGCTGTGGGACCATTTCTACACCCAAGGGTCCAATCATGTTTCGAGCTTGGGAAATTCCAAGCGGTAACAACGTAGCAAGCGTAAGCCAAACATTTAGAGAGTTTATGGTTTCTCCGAATAGCGGAATTACGGGCTTAGACGCCTACGCATCTGGAAACGGATATAGTGGACAGTTGGCATTTAGCAGGGTGATAAAAAATATCACAATTCCGCAATATTCAAAAGCCATTGTAACCTTTCGATTGAGTCTTTTTTACGATCAAACTGGAGTTAAAACTTTTGACGCTGGAACATTTGACACTGGTTCGGCAAATGTAGAAGACGACACATATGACTTGATGAATACTTGGTCTAACTTGAGCGGGTACTACAAACAAGTTTATCATGGCTTGCGACTTGTTGACAATTTCGGAGCGACTTTTGCTCCAAAATATGGAGATCCACTTGAACCATCTAGAGTAGATTCAAATAAAATAGTTTCTTGGATATCTCCAGATTATAATCAATTTTCTGTAGCAGCTACCGGAGGTTCTCAAGCTTCAGAAAGTGATGCGTACTCCTCTGATGGGCTATGTAAAACTTTCAACCCGGATTTCCAAGGGATAAAATCAAATAGAGCGTCGATAACCGATTCTTCATATTATATTACTGGTGATATTACCCTAGAGAACTTTGATGGAAACTCCGCAGCTAATAATCCAATTGCCAATATAAGAAGCCATGAAGTGAAAGCTCCAATAGCTTCAGATTATACCACCCAAACGAGTAATATAGATTTTAGAACAGCAGATTCTACTCATTTGACAAATGCTAGGATCATAGCTACTCCGGGGATAAGCGGATATAAATCGGATGAAATTTCTTTGGGGGACAAAAGAAATCTGTCAAGTTTAACAACAGAGCTTCCATATACTTTCGACTCAGGTAATAGAAAACAATCTATTTCCAAAAAAATGTTTTTCCCGGCGGCTCAAAATTTTGGATACAACAGCAGACTTGCCTCTATGGTTATGGCGTTCAACAATAACGGAACATATTATCCGTTTATGGACTCATTGTTTTTTGATAGTTCTGGTAGATCCTTGCCAATGCACTACAGGCAAGTTACAGGCATTAATTTTTCAGAAAGCGGTTCGGGAGTTTATTCTGCTTCAATAATAAAAGATACAGAGCCGGACAAAACTGGATATCTGATCACCAACGATAAAGTTTCTGGTGGTGCCGTCACTGGTTATTCGTCTAGTCAGACTTTGTATCTTCTAGCTGATCATAATACTGGCGCAGGGACTCCTTCCTCTACTGGGGTAACTTATTGGCCATATGTTGGTTCTTCTTACGAAACAAATTTAAGTTATGGATACGTAAATTTTACGGGCATTAACAAAAATATATTGAACGCTCCGATTGAAGACACGAGCAAGTACTTCTCAGACAAACAAGTAATGGATTATATTAGTTTTACTCCATTGACAAATACAAATGGTCTTTCTGGAAGTGTTTTTTCTCATGTCGAGCAGAATAAAACGATAAACTCAAACGTAATGAATGGCTTTTTCTTGAGCACCGGTCAAATTGGAGAAGTTCTAGCTGGCAGCGGAGAAATGAAAACATATATGGAGGAAGAGTGGTTTAATTATAGTGCTACTCCAAGTGGATTTCTTTATTTGAGTGGTGATTTCGGTCAGGTTAACGTTCTTTTAGATGACTTTATCTCAACAGAGTCAATGCAGGTTTATACTGGCGATGCACTAAAAACGTTTTACTTCAAAAGACTAAACGGAACATTTGAAGGCTACAGATCTGGACTAAATCTAGGAAACAGACTATCTGGATATAATATAAATGAAAATTCACTAATAAGTGGCGAATTTGATTTGTCTGGACAAGGAGGAATCCCTCTGTATTTAGTTTACATAACTGGGCACGTTAATAATCCAGAATCTAGCGATGAACAATTTTTGCTTCAAGGTAACTTTGAAACTGGATTTGTGACAACTAAATTCACTCATCCATCTGGAAGGTTTGAGCACGAAGAGGCTTTCAGACTTATGCCAAATCATGGGTCTGGAAACTACTCAACAAATGTATATTCTGCTGGTGTTATCGGTGGAGAATACCCAGCGTTGAGTTATAACAACACGCTTGAAGTATTCTACGACTTTTCTTGGTCTGCGAGATGTGGAGATGTAGGATCGCCATGCGTTGACCCAAGCTGAAATGATTGGCGGACTTAAATTACAAGGATATTTTAATATCAGCGTTCTTGATGCGAGGACTTTAGAAAAAAAGTCAGAACATCAAGTCAGAAACTTCATCACTTCTTCCGGTTTAAATTTTCCATATACCAAAAAGTTCAGAGACTGTTTTACTCATTTTTCTATTGGGAGCGGAACTGGGCAAAATACAGTTTATACTTCCGGCTTGGAAAGTGGAGACTCAAATTTTACAAATGTAGAAAATATAGAGGAATTAAGAGCAACAAGAGAGTCCACTAGTGGTATAGACTTGACTAGAGCTTGTTATATATCTGGGGGGCCTATTCTAAATGGAGACTATAGCTTTAATGAGGTTATGGTGGGAACCGGAGACTCATTGGCTTTTTCAAGAATTACTGGAGATTTCTCTATTCCGAGCGGAGATGTGGGACTTCTTGAATATACCTTGAAAATATCTTCGCCAACCGGCGTAAAACTTTTTTCAAGTGTTATACAGGACTCTCATGTAACAAGCGAATTCATTTCAACTTGCTCTAATTGGGGCATACTTTCTGGTGCCTATAGTTTGTGTCATAATGGAATTGTGCCAGTAGAACGTGATGGGGCACTGGGAGGTTTATTTGAACCTTCGTTGGCGGTTGATGGATCATTTCAATCAAAATATAAATGTAGTTTATATCAAGACAATAAACAATTCTTGGTTGACTCTATTTCTGGTGGATTAAGTGGTGTCGGTGGCGATTATGCTTTGTTGAGATACAATTACCTATTAAATACGTCAAATACAAATACTACTTACAATGGAGTTACAATAGGAACAATTAGAGAAAGAGTAAAAAATTCAAGAGATCTTTCTGAATCTTCGAACAGGTGGCCAGCGACAGGAAACGTAAAAACAGAACAAAATGCTTCAAATTTTTATAATAATTTGTCTGATTTGTACGATGTAACGAAAGACCCATTGGAAAGCTCGTCAGTAACAAATACCAATGAGGCTTATATAGAAACCGGTAGGTCGCGATCTCAAATTAGAAAATTTAGCTGGGGCGTACAAACATATAGACACAGTGTTAATTCAATAGACTTAAAACTAAAATCTCTTCAAATTGTAGATAATAATTATTATCCATTCTTAGATATGGTTTTTGGAGCTTCGGGGGATTTATTTTCTTATGAAGTAAGCGGAGTAGGCGGTGGTTTGAGCGGATACAATCCAACAGGAATTCCAGAGGAAGATTTCTACTTTGTAGATCCGCTTAACGCACTAGACATATCATTTAGACAAAGCTGGAGTTCTCCATGTCCAAGTGATGTGAGTGGTTGTTAATAAAATTCCATTATTTATAGTGTTTTTTCAATAAATTGTGTAATATAAAATAATGAGTATCCAATATTCTTTTTCTAGACTAGAAGCTAAAGAGGCTAAGATTTGTGATGATAATTGTGAGGCGGGTAATATATGCTCTTTGGTCGTGGGAATGACCGCTACATCTGGAGACTATTCTGCTTACATAGATGGCGTTACAGGATGCTTGAATTATTCGAAAGAAGACTTCAGCGGAGTAATTGGTCAGATTGCAAATGATTTCGCAGCGGCCCAAAATTTCAAAGAAACTCTTAGCAATCAAATTTTCTCAAAAGCAAGCAAGCCGATCAATGCCACGAATTTCGTCGCTCCCCCCATAACAGTAAATTAAAAATGAATCAAGAATTCGACATCTCAAATTATATTGAAGCCAAAACGCTCAATAAGCCGTTTAGGACTCCGAAAGGTCCGAAGAAATTTTCTGTTTACGTTAAAAACGAAAAAGGAAACATCGTGAAGGTTAATTTCGGAGATCCAAACATGGAGATCAAAAGAGATGACCCCAACAGAAGAAAGAATTTTCGTTCAAGACACAACTGCGAAAATCCCGGCCCCAAAACAAAAGCTCGTTATTGGTCTTGTAAAATGTGGGAATCGAAAAAAAGCGTTACAGACTATACAAGTGGTTCAGAATGGGATGGAGAAACACTTTGGGACGAAACGAAGCTTCTACTTTCAAATCCTTCTCTGGCGAATGCCGAAGAAATCATGGAGGAATACGAAGAATGCGAAGAATGTGAGGAAGTTGAAGAAGCTAATGAAGAAGAAGATTACGAAGCTAGTATGATGGTTTCTCAATTAACCAAAATAGCTCATCAGTCATCTTCTATGATATTGAAGCTCAAAACGATGGAGGGAGAAAACATCGAAGCATGGGTTCAAGACAAAGTATCGAAAGCGGAACATTTTATTGAAGCGGCATTCGACTACATGATGTATAGTTCCGAAGCTCGGGGGGCTAGACCCGGGCCAAAATCTTCAGCGCAAACTCCAGCGAAGCCAGAAGAAAAAAAGAAGGGGTCTTCAAAAAATCCCCCCGGTTCGGCTGGAACAAAGCCAGATGCAAAAAAAATTGCACAGGAAAATTTAGAGAAAAAAGACGAAAAAAGTAAGGTAAAAATGATTGAAAGCGACTCTGAGGCAATCCAATTTTCCGCTCAAGTAACAGAGTCTTTGAAAAATAAAGTAAAAGAGCACAATCAAAAATACCCATCAAAAAAAGTTACCCTCAGTCAGCTTAAAAAGGTTTACCGTCGTGGGGCTGGAGCTTTTTCCTCTTCTCACAGACCCGGAAAAACGCGGGGGCAGTGGGCAATGGCGAGGGTGAACATGTTTCTAAAAATGAAAAGAGGGGGAAGTGTCAAAGACGCTTATAGAAAAGCGGATCAAGATATTGCCAACGCAACAGAATTTGATGTTGTTGAAATGATTCCCTCTGAGCAAGACCTAGCGGAAGCTAAAGCAGAGCTTGAGCAAGCTGGACTTTTTGATTTGGATTTCGATAATTCTGATCAGCTTTTCTTGGACGATAGTTCAGAAAAGTCTGCTCTTGGTTTTATTTTAGATAGGTATATTTAATATGAACATTGAAGATTTAATCACAACTAGTTTTAGTTCGCAGTTAAGATCACTTGTTTCAGAAGACAAAGACAAATATCTTGCGATGGCAAGTCTTGTTGATGTTGGTGAATTTATTCCAGATATTGACACTGAAGCAAACGTCGATCTTTTGCCAATTGCATTCAATGCTTTTGTAGTCAACAGAGCGAACAAAAATGGAGATGTAATAGATACGCAAACAGCACTTGCAATATACAAGGATTTTGCAAACAAGCCAATTAATCTAGAACACAATAGAAAAAATATTATTGGAGTTATTCTTAATGCTGGATTCAGTGAATTTGGGACAGACAAGCCAATAACAGAAGATCAAGCGAAAGACATGACTGGTCCTTTCAACGTGGTTCTGGGAGGAGTCATGTGGAGGATAGCTGATAGAGATTTGGCTGCCAAAATTGAAGAATCTAGTGATCCACAATCAGAGGATTACGGACTCGTTTCTGCAAGTTGGGAGCTTGGATTTTCTGACTATAATGTAATAAAAGTCGCTGAAGGATCTAAAAATATTGAAGACGGAGAAGTCATAGCAGAAGAAATTCAAGTAGAAGAAATCAAGAAGTATCTAAAGGGATTCGGTGGTAGCGGAAAATTCGGAGAATATAATGTTTACAGGCAGCCAGTTGGCCAAGTTATTCCTTTGGGAATTGGTTTAACAGAAAATCCTGCGGCAGAAGTTCAAGGAGTAGCTACGTCAAAAACGGTAGAAAACAAAGAGGTAGAACAAAATATTTCACAATCTAGCGAAAACAATGTAATAGAACATAACGATTCTAACCAAAAAAAGGACGTTGTCATGACAATATCAAAAATCGAAGACATCACAGATGAGGCTCTACAAGAGTTGTCCGCAAGTGCCATTACTGAGTTTATTTCAGAAGAAATTAAAAAGGCTTCTGTTCAATTTGACTCTGAAAAGAAGGAAGTTCAAAACGCTCTTGAAATTGCCGAAAGTCAATTTAAGTCCTTGAGCGAAGATTTTGAATCTTCAAAGCAAGAAATGGCTGACTTGAAGGATAAGCTCGCTCAGTTCGAAGCTGCTCAAGCAGAAGCTGAGAAGTTAGAGAAGTTTAATGAACGCATGTCGGTTCTCGACACTGCTTACAATCTTAGCGATGAAGTTCGCGAAGTAATCGCCAAGCAACTTCTTGAAGTTGAAAGCGATGAGCAGTTTGAAAGCTGGAGTGCTAGTATGAAAGTTTTCCTTTCTCCGTTTGAAAAAAGAGAAGAACAAGAAGAAGTTCAAGCAGAAGAACAGGAAGAAACAGTAGCCGAAGTAGTTGAAGAGGCTATTGAAAACGGAGAAGAACAACAAGTTGCTCTTGCTAATTCGATGGAAGGACAAGCTCCGAAATCGAAATGGGAAGGTGCTTTGAAGGTCGAGGATCTAATCCTCTCTTAATTAAACAAAAAACAATAAAATATTATGCCTACACTAAGACCATTCAGAGATTACGACGAAAAAGACGTAATTAATCTGTACTCATATAGCGGCACAATTGGAACGAGCGCAGGCGACAAAGTCGGTGCTGGTACGGTTGTGAAAATTCAAGGCGACGGCTGGAAAGCAACTGACGAACCAAATGAACTTTTGGGTGGCGTTGGAGCCAGCTTTGCAAATACTGTTTCCGAGCGTTATGGTGTCACAGCCAAAGTCGCACAATGCGGAGCCAGTGACGCGCCTCTCGGTATCACTCTCTTTGACGTTAGAGAAGTTGATGAAAATGGTGAGCTTTTGAAGTTCAACCCACGCAAAGCTGCCGAAATCGAAGCTGTTATCAGCGGACAAGCAGTTCCTGTCGTGACTCGCGGAACATTTCTTTACAGTGGAGCCACGCTCGCTGCTGAAACTGTTGCCGCTGGAGCTTCTCTCTATACCGCTGCAAACGGCGAAGTCACAACTGGTACCGCTGGTACAAAGATTGGTGTCGCCCTAGGAGCTAAAGACACGAACAATCACGTTCTTATCAAGCTAGACCTGTAAGGATAAAAATATGAAAGCTACATTCAAACTAAAAGAAACTCCAGAACAGGTTGCATTGATTCAAGCGATTGGGTCTAAAAATCTCCAAGTTTCAATGGAGGCTCAACAGAGTCTCGCTGAGTTTCTTGGTCCTGTTGTCCAAAAAGTCCTTATGACTAAGGGAACAGCTTCTGCTGTTTACACTGATGTGCCTTACGATGAGGATGACTCTCCTTCCTTCCCATTGGATCTTTATTATGGCGAGGGAGAAGGTTACGTTGAGGTTTGGAGCCAGCAAGTTGCTGGAGGTCTTCCGACATCTCAGGTAACTGGAAACAGCGAATTGAAGTTCATGACCTACACTCTTGACTCTGCGACCTCCTTTAACAAGAGATACGCTCGTAAGAGTCGCCTTGACATTGTAAGCAAGGCTACCGAGAGAATGATCAACGAAGTTCTCGTCAAGCAGGAGAGAAACGCATGGGCTGTTATTCTCAAGTCTTTGGCCGAAGCTTCTACTGGTGGTAATAGTCACGTTATCCGCGCCGGTACGGCAACAGATTTCGTGCTGAACGACCTCAATGATCTAATGACAAGAATTGCTAGAATCAACGAGTCTTACTCAAACAACACTCCTCTTGATGTTTACAGTAACGGTCCTACGGATCTTTATGTTTCTCCAGAGATTGTTGGTAAGATTCGCAAGATGGCTTCTCAACCAATTGATACAAGTGCATCCAATACCGTTCAGAGTCTTCCTGACGAAGTTCGTATGGAGATCTTCAGAAACGCTGGTATGCAAAGCATCTTTGGTGTCAACATCAATCAAATGAACGAGTTCGGAGAAGGTAAGAAATACAATACCCTTTTCGATACGTTCGCTGGTTCAACAGCGTTTACCACAATCACCGGTGGACTCTCCGAAGTATTCCAGAGCGATCACCAAATTCTTGTTGGTATCGACAACTCAAGGGGTGCTTTCGTAAGACCCGTCGCCAGAGGCGAAGACGGTGCCACGTTCAGAGTGCAGCCAGACGACCAGTTCAACCTCGCAAGAGTTGACAAGGCTGGTTTCTGGGGCCACCTTGAAGAAGGTCGCGTGTGTCTCGACGCCAGAGCGGTTGCTGGTATCATCGTTGACAATCTTGCTTAATCAAGATAAACAACTTATCAAAACTGGGGGGGCAACCCCCCAGTTTTTTTATATACATTAACGTTTTAGATATATAATAAAAAAGGATTAATATGCCAAGAAAAAAAATCAAAAACCTAGATCAAATTTCTCAAGCCCACGGAAAAGAAGAAAAGTTTCAGCCGACAACCTTGGAGCAAATTTGGGGGTCAGATGGAACAGATAAATATTTCACAACGAATCAAGAAGAGTACGAGCAGTGGATTCAGTCTGCTCCAAAATCTGATTTGTTCAAACACGCGACAAAAGTTGGTTTTGTTCCGACAGACAATGTAGGAATGTTGAGAAAGAAATTGGTGCAAGAGTTTAAAAAAGTTATGAGCACATACAAATTTCCAACTGGTAAAGACAAAAAGAATCCAAATATCAGCAAAAAAGCTTTAGATATTCTAAAAGAAGGCTCATAAGTGTAATTTTATTAAATGGCTCAGTTTAATAGAATACAGGTATCTCAAATAAATCAAGAAGATTTTTCTGGTTTTATCGAAGACACTTTAAACGGGAAAACTGGACTTTACAGACCAACTGGAGCTTCTGGGTCATTTCAATTCAATAGCGGAGGCTATTTCGGAGAAACGAATTTATCGTTTTATAACAATAAGATAGGATTCAATCAACCTACCCCTTCTTATGACTTTGAGTTAAGCGGAAAAAACTTGAAGGTAATAGGAACGGGGTATTTTGATGATATTTATTTGGGCGTTTATCAGGTAACAACAAACAATAATTTAAATGCCTCTGGAGAATATTTAGAAAATTTAACAACCCAACAAGTTTCAATTATTAGTGGCTTGTTGAAAACAGGCTACATGTCGAGTGGATATATAACTGGGAATTACTATCCATTGTCAAACCCTTCTGGTTTTATAACGGGATCAGACGCTGTTTCAGCAACTGGATTGAATTTAGAAAACAATATAATAGCAAACCAAGTTTTTAGTTAATATGGCTACATTTACAAAACAAAAACTGAGTCAATCATCAAACGGAAGACAAATAGTTGTTGACACAACTGCCAGATCAACAGCTAGGCTAATTCACACATCAACTTCTGGAACAACGAATTGGGATGAAATTTGGATTTACGCCACAAATGTTTCTTCTAGCGATGCCGTATTAACAATTTGCTGGGGCGGGACAACTGCTGACACAGATGAAATGCACATTACAATTCCATCCAAGCAAGGAAGGACGCTTGTTGTTGATGGAAAACTCCTGCAAAATTCGCTACAAGTAAGAGCCTATGCTTCTGTTGTAAGCGTTATTAACATTGACGGCTTTGTAAATAGAATAACGCAATGAGAAGATTCACTTTAACAAAAACGAATTTGTCAAGTAGAAGCTGCAAGGGGAGAAGATTTTTTCTTTAATGGAATTGGGGCCAATTTTACTTATTCGGAACGACGGGGAGACAGTTGTTTCTTTAAAAGAAGAAGAAAAGAATGTGTTTTCCCTGCCAGACGAAAATTACTTTTTTAAAATATTGACTGGCTCTGACAATATAACCACAAAGGTTAAAGAAATTCTTTGTCAGCAAAAAATTGATCCGCCAACGACTTGTTCTCAAAAAAATATTCAAAGCTTTTGTTTCGTTACAACGGATCAGTTGAAATCAGAAGCAGCCATCCTCCTTTTTTCCTTGAGGCAACACCACGATCAAGAAGTTTTTGTTGTTGCGGATCAGCCATCTATCGACTACTTAAAGGCTTTCGACTTCAAAAATGTAAATTATAAACTATTCAAAGTAGAAGAAAAAGTTGTCTCAGAGTTGAGAAAAAAATATGATCACATAAATACATTTCATAAAGTTGATTGCATTTATGCAAAAATGTATGCGATGGAATGGGCTTTGGAATCACATAGTAATACATTTTTTCTTGATAGTGATATTATTGTTTTAAATTCTTTGCAAGAAAATTTTTGCTTGGATATTTGCTTTTCTAAACATAACCACGAAGAAATGAGGCTTGACAATAGAGTGGGAATATATAATGCGGGATATGTTTTTTGCTCTAATAAGGACTTTCCGAATTGGTGGAGAGAAAATTATATTACAAGATCTTTATTCTACGAGCAGGAGTGCATGAACAGGGCAGTTCAAAGATTTTCTTTGCAGATATTCTCAGAAAATCATAATGTGGGATTTTGGAGGTTTAAATATCCGACAAACAATATCAAATCATTTCATAATCATCTGTCTACATCTTTCGATGAAAATCAGCCAGCCCAAATAAAAGAAAAAAATTTGAAGTTAAGAAAATTCATTTATGAGTATTTGCAAAAAAACAACTTCAAAGAACTTCTTGATTTTATAAAGGGCGTACTATGAATCAAAAAAACAAAATAGCATTTATTCATTTTGGAAAAGCTGGCGGCGTATACATAAACAGATATTTCAGAGAAAGAATACTAAAAAACAAAAACTCAATTAACAAAAATTTATGGCTCGAAAGTCACAAAAACAAAAATATAGCGGGAAGAGATTGGAACAAGCAAGAATTAATTGAGTTCTCAAAACTAGAAAATCCAGATGGTATTATTTTTGTTCATAATCATCACAACAATTGGGATTCTGAAATTTTAAAAGAATACAAATCAAACGGATGGTTTACATTTTGCTTTTTGAGAGATCCGAAAGACATAATTTGTTCTTTGTATTTTTTCAGCAAAAAGCTTATCGAGAATGGAGGACATACGGCGATTGGTCCATTGGGGGTTTTGGCGGGATATAAAAAACACGGAGCTTTTCAAGTTATAGATGTGGAAGCGGTTACGCTAGATCAGTTTGTTCTAAAAATGATAGAAGATAAAAATCAACATATTTTTTGGAAGCTTCCAGATTATATAGATGATTTAAGCTATGCGAAACAGATAAACGAAAAAAATTTAAAGCAATTTTTCAGAGATTTTTTTAGTCACTGTTATTTCGCTATGAGAAAGGCTAATGTGTCTTCTAATATGGGTTATAATTTTTACAGGGCAATTGGAGAGATTTCTGACGCAACCCATGAAAAACTCGTTTCTCATCCAGAATACATAAAATACAAAGACTATTTGGATAAATAGGCAAAAAAATAAGTGTAATATACCTATATGAGTACCTATAACATAAGCGTAACTCAGGGGGAAACGCTGGATTTAGATTTGACTTTAAAGGATTCTAATGGGAATCCCGTTAATCTTTCTGGATACAATATCAGGGGAAAAGTCAAATATTCTTATGGGTATCCAAACGCAATTTATGATTTAGAGCCAGCTATTTCTGGAGACGGAACAAGCGGTTTTGTAAACGTAACAATTGAGGCAACTGGAACCGCGTCCCTTCCGGTAACAAAAGCTTATTACGAAATCGAAAGATACACCAACGATGACGTTTTTGTTGGTAGTATTCTAAAAGGCACTTTCACGGTCAATCCACAGGTAGGAGCATAAAATGGCAGAACAAGTAGAAGTAATAATACAGGCTGGGAATACGATTGAGGTAAATCCTTCTACTTCTGGAATTACGGTAGAAATCGGAGACTCTACTCCACAAGGAGGACCGGCTGGAACAAGCGGATCTTCTGGATCAAGCGGGTCAAGTGGATCGAGTGGGTCTTCTGGGTCAAGTGGATCAAGTGGGTCTTCTGGGACAAGTGGCTCTGGCGGATCAAGCGGAACAAGTGGCTCTGGCGGATCGAGCGGAACAAGCGGAACCAGTGGTGTATCTGGAACGAGTGGAACAAGCGGAACTTCTGGCATTTCTGGAACAAGTGGGTCTTCTGGATCGAGTGGATCAAGTGGGCAAAGTGGGCTTCCCGGTAGTTCTGGAACAAGTGGTTCTTCCGGCGCGGCGGGATCGAGCGGAACTTCTGGGATTGATGGTGGTCTTATAGTTCGTTACGACTATAGTGACTCAACAAGCATGTCCAATCCCGGAAATGGATATTTGAGATTTAGTGCCGCCGCCCAATACGCTTATATAAATCAGGCCACTAGAATGACTCTTAGTGGAAGAGATAGAAATGATTCTCTTGTTTATCAGGTTTATCAAATTTTAAACTCTGTTTCTAATTCAAATCAAATTGCTATACTGACGGTTTATAAAGAAAGTCAACCGACAATGTTTGCCTCCTTCAAGGTTACGGCAACCAATATAACTGCAACTAGTTATGCGGATTTGGACATTTCATATATAAATGCGTCTTCAGATTTTTACTTGGTTGGAGAAGATCGCGTTGTTCTTGCTTACGAAATAGTTGGATCTGATGGAACAAGCGGAAGTTCTGGAACAAGCGGAAATTCTGGAACAAGTGGAACGAGCGGAACAAGTGGATCTTCTGGTTCAAGTGGAACCTCTGGATCTAGCGGCACAAGTGGTTCCTCTGGATCTTCTGGGTCTTCTGGATCTTCTGGAACATCTGGTATAAATGGAACTTCTGGAACGTCTGGTATAAATGGAACTTCTGGAACAGACGGCACTTCTGGTTCGTCAGGAACTTCTGGTTCGTCAGGAACTTCTGGTTCATCAGGAACTTCTGGATCGTCAGGAACTTCGGGTTCAGACGGAAACTCTGGAGGCATTGAGTTTCAATATACATTTAGTTCTAGTACATCAGAAACAGATCCCGGCGCAGGATATTTGAGACTAAATGATTTAACTCAGTCTAGCTCCACTTTCGTTTTTATTGACACTGTAGATTTCTTTTATCACAACTTAACAAGTTACTTGTTGAGTATAGCTGATGTAAGCGGAACAGAAAAAGGATTTTTTCAAATAGCCAATAGAACAGATCCATCTAAACACTTATTATTTAAAATAACTAGTTCTGTTTATGATTCTGGCGGATTTGTTAAAATCGGGGTAACGAATTTGGCTAGTTCGTCTTCTTCTCCGTTTGCCAACAATGACAGTATTGTTATATCTGTAACCAGAAGTGGCAACCCCGGAACCAGTGGAACCAGCGGATCGAGTGGAACTTCTGGATTGGATGGATCATCTGGTACAAGTGGGTCTTCTGGAACGAGTGGAACGAGTGGAACAAGTGGATCTTCTGGTTCAAGTGGAACCTCTGGATCTAGCGGCACAAGTGGAAGAGATGGAAATTTTGGTGGAGCCAGTTTTAAGTATAACTTTCTCACTTCAACAACGCAGCTTGATCCGGGATCGGGTAATTTCAAATTAAATAATGCCAGCCAAAGTTCTTCTACGGCAATTTATATAGATCAAATAGATTTGGGTGGAACAGATATTTCGCAATACCTACAAACAGTTGATGACTCTACTTCTACAATCAAAGGTCATGTAAAACTGTCGAAAGAATTTTCTAGCGCAGATTTTATCTTGGGTACAATTTCCTCTGTTTCTTATGATTCTGGTGGTTTTTATATAATAAATATTTCGGTTGTAGATCAGTCAACTTCTTCTCCTTTTTCGAGCGGAGATGATATAGTGTTGACTTTCGCGAGAACTGGCGATAAGGGAGACGATGGTACGAGCGGGTCTTCTGGCACAAGTGGGTCTTCTGGCACAAGCGGCTCAAGCGGTTCTTCTGGTTCTAGTGGAACGTCTGGATCAAGTGGCACAAGTGGAACGTCTGGATCTGCCGGTGGAGAAGGTGGAGCATCTTTTGTTTACAATTTTGACTCATCAACAACTGGGTCAGATCCGGGTAGCGGAAATATAAGACTAAATAATGCGACCCAAAATTCTTCAACAGCTATTTATATTGACACAATAACTTTAACTAGCGCAAATATAAACTCTTTTCTTTCTGCTATTGGAAGTTTAACTGGGTCTCCAAAGGGATACGTAAAATTAACGAAAAAAACTTCTCCTCAAGATTTTTTGCTTTTTAATATAACGGGCTCTTCTTATGACTCTGGTGGGTTCTACAATATAGCAGTTACAAATTCTGCATCTTCAAGCTCTTCTCCTTTTTCTGATGGAGATGATTTGGATGTATCGTTTACGACAAATGGAAACGACGGAACAAGTGGAACATCTGGAACTTCGGGTACGAATGGAGTAGCTACTGCCGGTGGATCTCAAGGAGACGTTCAATTTAATAATGGTGGCGCAGTATACGGCGTATCAAACTTAAACTGGGATGGAAATGGTCTTTACTCTAATGGTTACATAAGTGGTCAAGCTATAAGCGGTCAGAACTTGTTTGGTATTTCTGGTGAATTTGGAACTGCCGCTAGAGGGGCAAGTGCTTCCACTCCCAGCAGTCTAGTGAGGATTCATGGGTACGACAATCCAAAGATTTCTCTATACGCTTCGAATGGCTGGTCTAACTGGGAAATTCATGGCGGCGTCAATGACTACCTTGAAATCAAAAATGCTGGTACTAATCCTAACAAGTATGTCAATTTAGACAATCTCTCTGTTGGGACGCATACCACTTTAGGTGAATCATCTTTTTATAGTAATACAACAAAACCCGCCATCTATGCTACTTGTGCTGGTGGTAGTGCAAATGTCATATTTAGTGGTCAGTATGGTGGAACACCAATCTTTGTTTTTAATAGGAATGGGAATGTATTGATGGGTGCAAAAACTGCTCAAGGTCAAGTGTCCATTTCGGGTATTATGAACGGCACTCCCGTTATGACTATTATTGAGGGAGCCAATACAACCGACATTCTACAACTAAAAGATACCAGCAACAATGTTGGTTGGGTGGTTGATACTGATTTTAATTTAGGTATTGGGACAGCTTCTCCTTCCGCTAAACTTCATGTGGTTGGGGGAGCGAGAATAGATGGAAATACTCTAGTTAAAAATAACGGAGGTGCGCCAGTTGACTTTACCATCTCTGGAGACAATAATGTCACTCATAACATAAAAACAACCCAATCCAACAGGGGACTAAATCAGTTAATTCAAAATACTGATATAGGTAATTACATTTACTCTCTAGTTCAACATAGCAGTGATAGTATTACTGACGGGGTTAATTTCGTAAGCGGAACAAAATTGTTATTTAACTCCCCTACAGCGAGCGCAGGCTCAATGTTAGGAACCGTTTCCAATACCGACCTTTATCTATCCACCTACAATCAACACAGAATTAAAATAGAAAAAGGGGGCAATGTTGGCATTGGAACAACTAGCCCCGCAACCAAACTTCATGTCGAAGGAGACATTACTGGCCAAGCAATAAGTGGAACGAGCATTTCTGCGCCAGAAATAACCAATCTTCAGACTGCTACGGGAACTCTTCGTGCTGACATCGACAGTAACGACACAGACATTTCTGCGCTGCAAACAGCTACAGGGGTATTGTCGCAAGTATCTGTAACAGGATCTTCGTCAATTCACGCTCCAGATCTGACTGGCGTTGGAAATGTTACGGTAACGTTAGACGGTAGCACCGTCAAAATCAGTGGGGCATCAGCGGGTGGAGGAACTCCTGCTGGATCTGACAACCAAATCCAGTTCAACAATGGCGGCTCGTTCGGAGCATCTTCTAATTTAACTTGGGATGATAATGGTCTTTATGTTAATGGTTACATTACTGGACAAGCGATAAGTGGAACGAGCATTTCTGCGCCAGAAATAACCAATCTTCAGACTGCTACGGGAACTCTTCGTGCTGACATAGACAGTAACGATACAGATATTTCTGCGCTACAAGCAGCAACGGGAGTTCTTCGCGGAGATATAGATAGCAACGATACCGATATTTCTGCGCTGCAAGCAGCTACAGGGGTATTGTCGCAAGTATCTGTAACAGGATCTTCGTCAATTCACGCTCCAGATCTGACTGGCGTTGGAAATGTTACGGTAACGTTAGACGGTAG